CCTTTTCTACGTAGTAGGAAACACTTGGATATAATTTATACTGAGTACTGCTTAACACATGGTGTGGAAGACGCTTGTAAATATGGTTTACCTAGACCTAACTTAGAGGCCGCCTATAAGGGTTTTGCTAAATATGGTAAACCACAACCGGATTTTGATGCTATTGCGTTTGCAAAAGCTGTTGAGGGGTTGGAGTTGGAGTTTGGTCCTTATGTTAGAGGATACAGAGTCAAAACCTTGGATGAGTCTATTGCTGCGTTAGATCGTAGTACTTCCAATGGTTATCCCTTGAATAAAAAGTATGCCACCAAGACAGAAGCTCTTCAAGACCCTAATGTGATTGAATTGTTGCATTATGTTTGGGATCGTTTGCTTGATCCTGATTACTGGGCTATTTGGAGTTTGAGTCTTAAGGATGAAATTCGTGAGATTGAGAAAATTGAAGCTAATAAAATTCGTGCATTTACAGCTAGTTCTTTAGAATTTACTGCTAATGCAAATAGAATGTCTCTTGATTTTAATGAGAGATTTAATAAATCTCATGTTAAAACCGCAAGTTGTGTTGGTTTAAACATCTTTAATGGTGGATGGGATATGTTGTTTCGAAAAATGAATGTCAAACCTAATCAGTTTGAAATGGATATTAGTGAACATGATTCGTCTGTATTTCGTGCTGTAATGAGTGCTATTCGAGATTTCAGATGGAGAATGTTACGAGAAGAAGATCGTACCTTTGAGAATTTTCAAAGGTTCTGGAATATTCATAAGAACAACATTGACTCTGTTGTCCTTATGGCTGATGGGAATCTCTTTCAAAAACATACAGGTATGCCATCTGGTAGTGTAGATACAATTAATGATAATACCATGGTGGTTTTTGTATATTTGTTGTATGCCTGGTTTGTTTTATACCCTAATAAAACTTATTGGGATTTTAAGAAAGAGGTGGTGAATTCAATTTGTGGTGATGATAATCAAATCGGCGTTGATGACAATATTGTAAATATTTTTAATGTGAAAAACATAATGGAGGTGTTGTCAAGGCTAGGTGTTAAAGTTACTACACCTTGTGAATTACCGCGTCCTGTTAGTCAGTGTAAATTTTTGTCGCGTTCGTTTGATGTA